TTATGTTCCTAAGTATGCAACAGGTGTAGCAAGATATTTTGATGATACTGTAATTACAACTACTGCTGGTATAAATGCGGATGGATCAGCATCTGATGGAACAGCATGTGCTGATGTTAAATCAGCAATTGATACATTAGCATACTTATTTGTTGATGTTCTTGCTAACAATGCTTCGGGAACATTATTAGATGCTGCATATTTGATCGCAAGAAACAGAGATCTTATTGTTGATCAAGCGTTAATAGATGCTCAAATTACATATCCTTCATTATCTTTAGGAGTTCTAGGAGAATATAAGTGTAGAAGAGATAGTAACATAATTTTAACCAATGTAATTCGAGATTTAGTTCTAGGTGGTAATGCTGGAATTGTTACTGCCGCTGAATCTTATTATACTGGTACAGAACTTACAGGTCTTCCAGCAAATGAAGTTGCTGCTACAATCTATGCCTTTGGTAAAGTTAAAGATTACGCTATTGACGCAATGCGTAATTGGACTGATGGAACAGCTGCTTCAGCTCCTGTGCTTGCCACAGCAACTAATGCTACTTACAACTCAAATACAGGAGATGTAACTGTTACCATTGCTGATCCAGCAACAGCATTGACTACCAGTGACAGAGTTGCCTTTAAAGAAGGTGCTATGACTTGGACATGTTCATCGAATGGTGGTGGAGATCTGGCAAGTCCTACATTCCAAGATAGAAATAACGGAAGAAGTCTTGAAATTATTTCTGTAAGTTCTTCCAGTGGATCTACAACATTTACTTTTAACGTTGGTGATGCTGGTTCTGTACAGGGTGTTGCTCACACATTTGTTAGTGGATTGGCAAATGGTGTTGTTCTTATCTATGAACCACTTGCTGCTAATTCATCTTCTATTCCAAGATATGATGATTGGAATATTCTTCCAGATCCAAGTGATCCTAATTGTGCTACTGTTGCTTCTGCTATCACAACATCTTTTGAACTGTTGGAAGATATTTTAGATGGAACTACTGCTCCTGGAGGAACAGTAAAAACATTTGGAACTCTATATGATACCACAAATATTATTAATTACGCATCAACAACGTTATATGATGCGAACAATGATAGAATTACTCCAACTGCTGTATATGATGATCTCCCAATTATTGAGGCATCTCCATACACTCAAAACTCCTCAATCATTTCTTTCTTAGGTGGTGGCGGATCTCTAGTTGATGGTTCTAAAGTTAAGAGTCCAAACTGTCCTTTCCCTGGTTTGGAACCAGATGGAAGCGCATCGTTCCCCAATCAAGGTAAGTCGATGGTTGCTTCGGCATTCACGATTGTTTCATTTGGTGGCACTGGATACAAAGTTGTAGAAGATGGATATACACAACTTGTATCTGTTTTTGTTATTTTCTGTGAAGATGGTATTCTTTGTGAAACTGGTGGTTATGCGTCAGTTACTAACTCAGCAACTAACTTTGGTACATTTGCTTTAAGAGCAACTGGATTTAGAAAAGATCCATACACCTTTGACGTTGGTCAAATTGTTGGTGTAAGTTCTTCTACTGGAACAAATAGAACTCAATTTAGAGTAAGTGGTCTTGGCAGAGAACCATTAGAGCATTACATTGTCAAAATTGACGGATATAAAAATCACAATCCAGATATTGAATTTTTCGTTGAAACTGTAGAACAAGTAACAGTTGGTCCTCCTTTTGAAGCATTACTAACATTAGAAAGTGGTTCTGGTGGAGCAGCTGAATTTGAAGATGTAAATAACCCTGGAGTAATTGTAAGTAATTCTTTAGCAGAATTTAGTGGAGTTACTCTAAGATTACATAGACCATCTATTGTTAACTCTTCTTCCCACACCTGGGAATTTGCTGGTTCTGGTACTAACTACAATGCTCTACCTGAGAACGGTGGTACTAAGATTGAAGCAAACGAGCAAGTACCACAGAACTATGGTCGTGTTTACTGTTCTGGTACTGACGAACTTGGTGACTTCAAGGTTGGTACGTTCGCTAAGATTGAGAACAGAACTGGTGCTATTACCTTCACAGGTACTGTTACGATCTCGGAAGTTGAATTCTTGAAACTGAAAGGTGGCGACGTTGTTGTTACTGGTTTCGATGCATCCAACACACTTGGTGGCGCTAACTCTACCGACTCTAAACTACCTACACAGAAGGCAGTTAAGGATTACATTACTAACAACCTTGGTCCTTATCTCAACAAACCATATTCCACAAACGCTGTTCCTAGAGCACTAGTCGAACTTACAGATTCTGGTAAAATTTCTATTGACCAGATTCCAGCACTCAGACCTTTTAGTGTCTTCACTGTTGCCGATCAAGCAGAAAGATTAGCACTAGAAGGAGCACTTGCTGGTGACATTGCTATTCAGCAAGACAACAATGTCTCGTTCATTCTAAACAATGACCTGAGTAGTTTGTTTGTTGGTTTCCCAATCGACTCCAATTTAGTATTCAACACAGGAGATATCTACACTGGTTCTAATACGGGTGGTAGAATCCAAGCAACTGAATATAGACAGGGTGTTGTATATCAATTAAATATTACTGATGCTGGTTCTGGATACACATCAGCACCAACCGTTACAATTAACCATGCTGGCAATGCTCCATCCGTGGAAGCAAAAGCAGTAGCAACCATCGCAAATGGTCAAGTTGTTACACTAACTTTAATTACGTTTAACAGTTACATTGGTGGTCTTGGTTATGACGCTCAACCAACAGTAAATATCGCTGCTCCTGGTGGTGGTGGAACAACTGCGGTTGCCAGTGCTCTAATTGAAAGTAGAGTATACGGTGATATTGTTAACAACATTAAGATTGACGATACTGATAGTATTGATGATAGCGATTCTCCCGCAAATACTGTTTCTATTAATAGAGTAGTTAACACATCATCGAACATTGCTAGCAACTGGGTATCTCTATCTGCCACTCAAATTTCTGCTACAGATATTACATCTGGTATTATTTCTACTTCCAGACTAGCATTAAATTCATCTGCAGCAAACTCTTTCACCTTCTTAAGAGGAGATCAAGCATATGCTCCTGCTGTTCAGTCATTTAAAGCAGCAGAAACAAGATACTTTGCTATCTTGTCTAGTCAAGCAAACAATGGTTCATCACAATTAGTCTTCCCGACTAATGCTGATGTACTAAAAGGACATGAAGTAAAAGCAACTGTAAATGGTATTCAAGTAAATACTACAATTTCTGTAGTTGTAACTGCTGCTGGATTTACTACTATCACACTGAATAATCCAGTCAATCAAAACATTCCTGCAGGAACTGTTATTGAATTTGAGAGAAGTGCTTCTCCACTTACACTAGAATCTAGTTTCACGCAAGGTAATTTTGTAGACGATATTGTTATTGTTAATGGTGGATCTGGATACACAAATAGTCAATACTTTGATGTTTCCATCGATGGTGGAACTGGAACAGGTTTAAAAGCAAATATTATTGTTGCTAATGGAGAAGTAACAGAACTTACTGTTACTGATGGTGGTAGTGGATATAGTGCTGACTTTAGTGTTACTCCACTTCCAGCACAAATTGGCGCTGGATCTGGTTTAGTTCTTGCTGCTAAGTTAAGCACTCAGAACAAACAATACGCAAATGTTTCTATTGATGTTAACAGAGTAACAGATGCTACTATTTCGTCTGATTTGTTTGGAACAGTTGGTGTTGCTAGATTCTTAAAATCGCAGTTTGAAATTGGTGAAGTTGGAAACGGATCTGTAAAACTTAAAACTGGTTCCGATTCTGGACTAGACGCTGACCTTCTTGATGGTGCCCAAGGTGTTTTCTATACAAATGCTAGCAACCTTTCAGCGGGTACTGTTCCTATTGAAAGAATGTCTGGTACTTATAATATCAGTATTTCTGGTCAATCTGGTAACACTCTACGTTTAATTTCATCTACTAACAACCCAACATCTAGTCCAGATCCTGATACTTTCTCTACAGGTATTGTTGCCAACACTCTAAACAATACTGCTACATCACTATCTGATGGTGGATCTAGAGCACTTATCATGACTCTGAGGAACTTTGGTTCCAGTACGGATGCTACTGGTGGTGGCGCTAGACAATTAGGATTTACAGATAATGATAATATGTGGATCCGTGGTTCTGGATCTACATTAACATCATGGGGTACTTGGTATAAGATCTGGAGTTCTGGTAACGATGGTGTTGGTTCTGGATTAGATGCTGATAGACTTGATAACAAACAAGGATCTTGGTATCAGAATGCATTAAACATTAACACAGGAACTTTATCTGATAATAGATTACCAATTTATCAAACTCATAAGTATTTTGAAAATCAGTTAAGCATTAGAGCTGCCGCTGGAAATCCAAGATATAGAATTTATGTTGAGGGACAACTACTAACCACTTCACCATTCCTTGCTGGTCAGCAAGTTAATTTATATGATTCAAATGCTCAAGGAACTGGTACTATTTTAATTAGTGCTATTCCCACAAATGTAGATAGTAATGATGCCACTAATAATTATTCTATCATCGAAGGTGTACTTCAAACTGGTACATTTACTGGAGCAATTGCCATTGGTACTACAGCAGTTTCTGTTCCCTTCCAAGACTTCAGTCTAGATGATGCTGGAACATTTGAAGTTAACAAACTTTATAGTGCTTCAGGTACTGGTATTCTTGCTCTTGGTAGGGTTGATGGTGTTGCTGCGACAAGTCCAGCAATTCACTTTAGATCTAGTCTAACTCCTGCTACTGGTGGATATAACGTTGCTCTTACTGCTACTGGTGGAGGAACTACACTAGGATCAGGAACTCTTAACGCTACAGTTGCTAACGCTGATGGTTTCACCATTAATAATAACGTTATCTGGAATGCTGGTAACATTACATTTGCTTCTAATAACGTTGTTAATACCGCAGTTAAACGTGACGCTTCTGGCAACTTTGCCGCTGGAACAATCACTGCAAATATAACTGGTGCTTCTTCACTGAACGTTTTGAAATCAGGCGATACCATGACTGGTAACCTGCAGTGGTCTCAAACTGATCGTGGTCTTGTTTGGGGATTCAATACTGATGGTGCTTCAATTAAGTTCTATAATACTGGTAATGCTGATACCAATTCAAGATTAGAATTTAACGTTAATGATGATGCCAATGAGTTCTTCCGTTGGACTGGAACTGTGGGTGGAACTGCCAGAGAATTCATGAAGTTGGTTCCAGCATCTACTGATTACAATGGCAGATTATCTATCCGTGGTATTACTACAATTGAAGCAAATCATACAGGAAGTGATCCATATGCTCAGTTAGTTGTTAAGGGTAGAGGAACTGGTGCTTCTTCATATACTGGCATTGTTCTAGATAATCCCGCAAGTCTACAATCTCATATTAGATTTGCTGATAATGGAAGTTTGAAGTGTCAACTTAGATGGCACAATGGAACAACTCAAGATAACAAACTTAAAATTTATTCATGGATCACTAGTAGCGATTTTGTTACCTTTGATGCTGCTCAAGGAAACATGGGTGTGGGTACAACTTCACCAAGTTCTAATTATAAATTACAAGTTGCTGGAGCATTTGCTGCCACCAGCAAGTCGTTCTGTATTGAGCACCCAACTAAAGAGAACCACAACCTCGTCTACGGATCTCTGGAGGGTCCTGAGCACGGTGTATACGTTCGTGGTAAGGCAAGTAAGGTTATTGAACTTCCAGACTACTGGACCGCTCTTGTAGACGAGAACAGCATTACAGTTCAACTAACACCAATTGGTAACCATAGAGCATGGGTTGAGAAGATCGAAAACAATAAGATCTTCATCAATGGTGGAGAGTCGTTCTACTTCGTTCAGGCAACACGTAAGGATATTCTACCACTAGAGGTAGAAGTTGAACTACCTACTGAGGAAAACGAAAATGGCAATTAGATATGGAAAAGGATCTAGAAGAATTACTTCTGGAGATATCCTAGCATACTACACCAACAATATGAATAATGTTTCTTCTGGAGATGTTGGTGGTGGTTATGAATTTTATGGAACAAATACTCAAGGTGGTTGTGGTAATGTTAATGGTGATGCTGGTGTTTTAATTGTTCTTAAGGATGACATCTCTTGGAATAGAGTTACATGCCAATTTGAATTTGATGGCACTGCTTCTTGCTGGACTTTTTTAGGCGCAGGTTCTAGCACCAATTCAACACAAGATGCTGCTGGTTATGGTTATGGAGCAAATGGTCCCAGTGTTCCAACAGAAATGTCTAATAGCAACAATTATAATGCTGGTGGTCATGGAAACATTTATGAATATAACGAAAATTTAGGAGATAGAATTTTTAATGATGTTAATGCTTTTAGTGATAGTGGTAACTTCATTAGAAAAGCAAGTGCCTGTGACAACGAAAATACTAATATGTTCCATGGTAGTTTTAATGATGCTGGATACAAATCATTTTGGACTACAAGAAGAAGAGTTGAAAATGGATATCCAGGTGGAGTTTGGCATGGAAGATCCTGTGCTAGCACAGGAAGATATATAAGGATAAAGAATATTTTTGTTTGGTACGAGGGATAACCAATGGCAACATTTACAGGACCACATGGAGTACAAAGAGGATTAATATTTTGTGTAGATGCAGGTAATCCTAAGTCTTACAAATCTGGAGATGCTGAGTGGAAAAATATTGCTCCTACAACTTTTGGAAATATGAAACCTGTCTCTGGATTTAATTCACAGTGTCAGTGGAATTCAAATGGATATTTTGATATCAATAGTTATGCTGATAATCCACAACCAAATGCTATTGCTAGTTCCACAAACGATGCCCACATTTATCATACGGTTCCATCTGAATTTAGATTGGATGGCAGTAGTCAAGATAAAAGTTATGAAGCTTGGTTTAGAATAACAAATTTATCATATACTAATGGTTCTATTTTTAGGACTATGACTGGTACTGGTTGTAGCTATGCTTGTAATGGAGGTATAGAATATAATAATGGAGTTGTAGAATTTACCCATTATGATAATAATGCTTATCATTTAACTAATGGTGGGTATGTTGCTACTCCAGGTGTTTGGATTCATGCTGTAGGAAGTTATACTTCTGGAGAAAATCCAAATAAAAAATTATATATTAATGGTGAATTAAATGCTTCTATGAATACATCAGCATTTGATTATGCTTCTGGTGGAGTGTATATTGAAATTGGTTTTAATAGAAAAGCAAATGCCCCAAGAACATTTGATGGTGACATTGCTATTGTCAGTATGTACAACGTTGGTCTTACGGCAGCAGAGGTTAAACAAAACTTTGATGCCAATAGAGCAAGATTTGGAATATAAATACTCAATAAAGGTCTAACTCAAGATGGCGAATTCTGATAAGGACATCCTTATAACGCCCAATAGAGGCACAGCGAATATACCAGAAATTAGTTTTGTCGGACAAGATAATGCACCGATTAAACTTCGCGTACTTGATGACAACACGTTATCCTTTGAAGGAAACTCGGGACAACTATTTTCTATTGATGATAATTTAACTACTGGAACAATATTTGCTGTTTCCGATATTAGTGGCGTACCATCAATTCAAGTTGATGCTAATGGAAGAATCGACATTGCCAGATATGGTGGATCATTAAATATCGGCAATAATAATAACACCACAGACAGAGCACTATGTGTTACTGGTGAGATAGCACTAACAACTATAAATTCAACACCAGCTGGTTTATGTTTCTGGGAAAGTGGAGATAATACTGGTACAGCACCAGCACAGATTTATTGGGATGGACCTGGATATGCTGATAACAACAACTATCTTTCTCTCAGAACAAATAGTGCGGACAGATTAACAGTAACATATGCTGGTGCTGTTGGATTGGGCACCAACGCACCAAATAAAAAATTCCATCTTTATGGTGGTCATGGTGATACTTCCATGAGATTGACACTGCCATCAGGAAACAATGGTGCAGGAACTGGTGATATTCATATGCAACTATGGGTATCAGAACCAGGAAGGACCTGGGATGGTGGTGGCATTGGTATGAATGTTACCAATTATTATACAACGTCATATCCATCATCTGCTAATGATCAATCAAATAATTATTTCCCACAACTGAATAGTGCCATCGGTCAAGCATATTTGAGATTTTTCCCTAATGGAGGAAGAATCGAATTCTCTACGATGGACAATGATGGTACATCATATAGAGAACAAATCCATATGCTTAAAGGTGGCATTGGTATCAATACCACCACAGATGTCGGAAGCACTTACAAATTAGTTGTTGGTGGTGATATTAATTTTACTGGTGAATTATATCAAAATGGAACAATTTTTGAAACTCTACCTCCACAAAGCGCAGCTACAATTGGCGCAGCATTAAGATCTGATGGCACCAATGCTTTCTGGGATATTGGTGATCCATGGGGTGGTAACGGTACTGATGATCTTCCACACGCAGTAGAAGACAGATATAGAGTTGGATTCCAAATTAGCAGAGGATATGCTATGGCGGGATATAAGAACAGCACATCTTATAAGAATGTATGTTCTCTCGACATGGCAAATAATACCATCACAAATCATGGAGACATTTTAACAAATGGTCAAGGTTATTGTGCGGGAGCACAAAACTTAAGCATGTACGCATACGTTATGATTGCGGTCAATGGTGTTGGTGGTACTGGATCTACTGTATCTAAGATCAATATGAATACATCATCAAACGCAAATACAACATCTATTAATAATAATAGATCTGCTACAAGTTTGATGAGGAGAGACTTTAAGTATGCGTATGTTTATGGTGGAGGAGACAGTAGACCAGATAGATTTAATTTAACTAATGACACTTCTGCTTTATCTCCAAATGGTAACCCAGCAGGTGGTGAAAATAATCCAGCAGGTGGTTTTGGTGCTACCTATGGATGGACTAGAAGAAATGGAGCATACTTATTCAGTTGGGCTGCTGAAACTTATACTGCTTGGCCAAGTTCGCCTGGAACCGATGGATCGAATAAAACCTTAAATGCCAGACATGGATTTAATTATTGGAATACTGCTGGTGGATATAGAACTTCATCAAACCTTTCTAAGAGAAGCGCCCTTACAGGATCTGAGGCAACTCAGGTTGGTAAATTTGAATGTGGAGAAGAAACTTTCTTTACTGGTATGAACCGTGGATACATGTGTGGTATGTATGATGGTGCTCAAAAGAACACAGGAGCAGTTCTAAATTATTCTGCTGAAACATTTACTGCTGATAGTAATATAGATAGACAAGGACCACCTGGATCTGCTTCTGGAGCTGGTGCTGAGTTTGGTACAGTTCTAACAGGTTACGACGGAGTATAAAAATGAGAAGCTATTATCTTACAAATTCCAGAGCAGTATCTAAACTGTTTTCTTTTAAAACGCATGGAGAAATCCTTAATTGGAGATTCTTTTCTATTGATTATCTCGACAAAGATAATTTAAAGGAACTAGCTCCACGATGTATTGAAGTGGAAAAGGATGTTGCTATATTTGGCATTAAATCTTGGGGAGAAACTAGAGATGAAATTTCTGTATATAACACAGAATGTGAAGTAGATAATGAATTTGAAGAGTTTGATGTTGTAGCAGCAAATCCTAAAGATACTCAAGGAAAAATTAAAATTCCTATGAGTGATAAAAGAAAGGGTGTTGTTAGAAAAGCAATGAAATTAATTGCTAAAGTTATTATTGAAGATGAATATGATGTTAAATATCGTAGTTACTTGGCAAAAACTTCCGCCTTAGAAAGAGACACATGGAAATATCAGGTAGAAGATACTGATTTTAGAAACTCTCTTGCTGATATTAAAGGACGCGAAAGAGAAGAATTTGGAAACATTGTTTTTAGTAGTGGAAACTCCCATGAGGACTATATAAAAACATTATACATAGAGTGTCAGTCATTAAAACAAAAATTTTATGATGCTGTGACTATTGAAGATCTAAGTGTTTTATATGAAGATCATTTCAATCTTCCCATGCAGTCCCATCTTGCTATTAAGTTGGGTAGAGAAATTGTTAATGCTGATAAACCAAACGAAAGACTAGATGTTGGAGTTGGTTTAAATTTTTAAATTAATTTTTGAATCGCCATGGCAATTGATGCAAATGAATTAGATATTGATACTATTGTAGATATCGCTAAAAAATGGGCAAGTGGTATGTCACCTCAGCAGTGTGACATGTATGTAATTCATTCTCAAGTTACAAAAGACAGGCAGGTTAAACAATGTCTGATGGAAATTGAGAATAGAAATCACAATTTACAAAAACTTGATATTGAAAAGAGGAAGCACGAAGTAAATCTTAGAAAGGTTACTGCTTTATATGAGGCAGAAGAAGATCCTGATGAAAAGGAACTTTTTCAAATTGAACTCGATAGTATGGCTTTAGATTTTGATGTGTTTAAACGCAGAAAAATTACACAAGAAAAAGAAATTCAAAGTTTCTTTCAGTGGTTGCTTGATGAAGGGTATACTGCTGAAGAATTAGAAAAAAGATTGGAGTATGATCCCGAAGAAGAAAGAAAGTATTGGATTTCTAGAATGGGTAAACAAGCAGCTCTTGATGTTGTATTCCAAGGAAGAATTGGAACAGGCAATTTAGATTCAATTGCCATGATGAAAGAGACAGATCAGCAAGCAATTTTAGAAATTGCTATGCAATATTCTGCATTGTATAATGTAAGTATGAAAAAAATTCAAGAGAGACTTCTTCCATACATTCAACAAATGGAAGAAAGTTCCACTGGAGCATTACCAACATTCCATGGCATCGATGATAATCTTGAAATTGGTTTATTGAGTGAATTAAAAACTATTAAAGGTGAATTGAATGCCGCCAAACCATCCACACCAAGTCTTCAGCTTACCTATAAACCCAAAGCTTCCTGAAGAATTTGTAGAAAATATTTTTATTCCCTTTCTAATTGAGTATAGGGAATATATTTTTGATTTATATTTTACCTGTAGAATGCCTCCTTTTACACAGGACGCTATGGGAGATCTTTTTGGTAATCCAAAAGATACAACTTTTAGTGCCTTGTATATTTCAAACAAGACAGGTATTCCTTTGTCTGCTACATTTAATAATATCTACATTAGACCAGATCAAGAAACTTTAGATTTGTTTATTAAAAATTTTAAGTATGTTTATGATAAGGGTGTGAGAATTGCTACTATTCCACACACCTCTTGGTTGATGACTGGACAAATTCAAAAAGCATTTCCAGATCTTTTTATTAAAAATACTATTTTGCGAGAAGTTACAAGACCAAATGAAATTGTATCTCTAGCAAAAGCAGGTTTTCACTATATCAATTTAGATAGAGATTTGATGCGTGATAGAGATCAACTTGTAGCAATTAAAGAAGCAAAAGACTACTGTGAATCTATTGGCAAACCAGTAAAGATTTCTTTGCTTGCCAATGAAAATTGCTGGGGTGGGTGTCCCATTATGCCAGAACATTATCATTATAACAACACCAGAAGTGGAGACAATCCAGAATATTTTGCTGATGCTATTAGTAGAATCTCATGTTCTTCTTGGGACATTCACGATTCTTCATCTCCCCTAAAAGCAGCAATTCTACCTCCATGGAAAGAAGACTGGGAGGAATTTATTGATTTGGGTATTGATGTTTTTAAAATGCATGGTAGGGAGTCTGCCACAAGACTCAAAGAAAGCATGGACATCATTGAGAACTGGGCAGATGAAAAAGAATATTTGTTTCCAAATTTTGATGAGTTTATTCATGACATCCACATCGAAAATAAACCTATCAATATATGGAGAGAAAAAATTAAATCATGTAAATTTGATTGTTGGAAATGTAATTACTGCGAATCTGTAATTGAATCTAGAAAGAAAAAATATCACAGAGACAATCATAAGTATGTCTATCATGTTTTAGATTCTTTAGATAAATCAGGAAGATACGAATCTAAATTTGATGCTGAGTCTTACGATATCGAAGGATTAACTTCTGATAGAGTTAGGCATTTTTTAAATAACCTTTGCTCTATAGAAGAAGCAAAGTATTTGGAGGTGGGTTCATATGCTGGCAGCACTTTTTTTGCTGCTACTATGAACAATGATATTCCATCATTTGCTGTCGATAATTATATTTGTAATGTATCTCCAGCAAGATTAGATGTTAAATGGAATGGATACTCTGCTCCAAAAAAGAAGTTCTTAAACAACAGAAAAAAATATAAGTCGGGAAAACTTATCGATAAACATATTCAAGATGTTAACTTGTTTGATCTAAAAAACACTAAAGTTAATGTTGTATTTTATGACGGAAGTCATGAATATAAAGATCAACAGAAAGCATTAGAAACAGTTTTACCACTAGTTGAAGATACATTTATTTTAGTTATCGATGACGCAAATTTCAAAGATGTGGTAGAATCTGCTAAGCAGTTTATATCTGATAATAAATTGACCTCTTTATATGAAAACCAACTTCTCACTACTAAGTATGAAGATTCTACCAGTTGGTGGAACGGTTTGTTTGTGGCGGTTTTAAAAAAATGAAACTATACGATCTTTTTCCTAATCCAATTTTTGGAATAGAATATCCGCATCATAAAAAATTGAAAGAAATAATTTTCAATGTGATGGAAGAAAACAAAGATAACTTTGAGGTCAATGGACAGTCTTCTAATCTACAACATCTTAATAACAAATTAAGTGAATCTATTTTACACGAAGAACCATTTGAAAGTTTTAGAGAATGGGTAGAAGAGTCATGTTCGGATTATGTAAGTGATTGTCTTGGATATAATTTGCCAGACAAAATGATGGTTACTGACAGTTGGTTAAATAAATGTGACAAGGGTGGATCTCAACATCCACACTATCATTCAAATGCATACATTTCTGGAACTTATTATGTAAACTTTGAAGAAGGTCATTCTCCTCTTATGTTTAATAAAAGATCAGCATTACTTTTTCCAAATCATCCGACGATTGTTCTGGCAGAAAATGATGATTTTATCACTAAGTATAATACTGACTCTGCTGTATATCCAGAAGAGGGAGAACTATATTTGTGGCAGTCTCAAATGACACATAGTGTGCCTGAGAATGGAAAAGATAATCGTGTAAGTCTTTCTATGAATTTTATGCCAAATGTTGTAAGTAATACAAGATATGGTTTTAGAGTGGAGTATGCGAAGTGATTGACTACAATGATATCGTAGAGAGATTCCCAGAAAATAAATGGGATATTGGATTGCTTAAGGGGACAGAATACAAAAAAGTTTTGAACTCACCTGTAAAAGCAGCGTGTCATTTTAAAGGTGAGATGTTGACCAATCGTTTACAAGCACCTTACCAATCAGATAACACTTTAGTCTTCGCTAGATTATCAGAACATGCTGCCGATTATTCTCTCTATGAAGAAGCGGCAAGTTATCTTTCAGATTACATTGAACAAGGAAAATGTGTTCAAGTATATGTAAATTTTAAAGAAGCGGCAATACAATCTGGACTTGGTGTTAGAGCTAAAAACTCTTTGATATACAATAAAAAATTTGGATTTCAATGTAAGTTATGTGCATTTACATTTTTAGATGATCTAGCAAATGCCCCAGAACCACAAATAAACAAAGGACAATTAGATCTTTGTGAAGGGTGTGATGACTGTATCAAACACTGTCCAGCAAATGCTATCCATGAAGATTTTATTGATGGTAATGCTTGCGATACTTTTGTTGGAGTTGGAAATAGTTCAGATCAAATGTCAATCAAATGGTTTTGGTATGAGTTAGTTAAACCAAATATTCCTAAAGAAGTTGTTGAGTCTTGGAATACCTTGGAAGATTTTAAAAATATTGTTTGGGATAATGGGTATGAGATGACTCCAAATGGATTAATGAAAGATGGAGAAGTAATTCCTATGCCACTCTGTAGAATGTGTCAACAACAACCAAGATGTAGTAAAATACCTGTATTATTATGATGTTAAATATTGGACCATGGCACGTCAATCCATGTTTTTCTTTACCAGTTACATCAGCTGACATAGATTCTAATGTAAGTTTTCTTCTAAAAACTATGTCTAGAAAAATGGAATGGATTGAGGACAATCCAGATACAGGAATTAATGGATTTTATTCTAAAAATAGAAACGTATTAGATTCTGATTTGTCAATGAAAGAAGGATTAACTTCTATCTGTAAAGATTATATCGTAAATGCTTTATCATATAACACAGATATTAAAATCACAACTTCTTGGTTTACAAAAACTTTAAAAGGTGGGCAGTGTGTGGAACATGCTCACTGCAACTCTTGGTTTAGTGCAGTTGTATATTTTGGGGACTATGATGAAAAATCAGCACCACTAGTATTTTCAGTTGATCCTCCACAAATATTAGTACCAACATCTATGCCAAATTTTTTAAACTCATACAACTTGACAATTGAGTCAGAAAAGAATAAAATAATTATATTTCCCAGTCGTTTAAGGCACAAAGTTATTACACACAATTCAAATACTCCTAGGTATTCTCTTTCTTTTAACATTATGCCTGTTGGAACAGTTGGGGAAGGAGACTCCAGTTACACATATAAATAATCACACACATCATTCTTTATTAAAAATGGACACTGACGCCCTTAAGAAAAATTTTGTCGAACAACTAGAACAAGCAGATAAGCAAATTGCTGAGTTGGAAACAAACCTTGTAAAAGCTAGAGAGTACAAACTAAAATTACAGGGGGGTTTGGAAACTTTGGAACTCCTCAATCCATCGGAAGAAGAATCAGCAGAAACAGCGCCTACTGAAGTAGCAGAATAACTATCAGATCCCTTCTTCCTAAATAGGTAAGAAGGGATTTTTTGTGTGTAATGGCATCTCCAAGTTCTAGATCTGAACTCATCACTTATTGTAAGAGGCAACTTGGTGAACCTGTTCTCCAAGTAAACATTGATGATGAGCAAGTAAACAATGTAATTGATGATACGTATCAATTCTTTCAGGAGAACTGTTACAATGGTATGGAGAGGTGTTACCTAAGACACGAAATTAACGCTGATGATAAAACAAGATTTGATGGTAAAGTAACTACGACTGAAGGAACAACAAATTGGGAAGAGTCAACAAACTTTATTCCAATTCCAGATCACGTTGTAGGTATTACCAAAGTATATGGTTTAGTTAGTAATTCAATTCGCTCTAATCTCTTCGGTGTTGAGTATCAACTATATCTAAATGATCTGTATGCGTTTGGATCACTTGATATTCTCAATTATTATATGCATAAACAATATCTAGAAACTCTAGACATGGTTATGAACAATGGTTCATTCCAACAGTTTAGATTTACACAACGCCGTGATCGTTTGTATCTTGATATCAATAAAGCATTTCTTAAAGAAGATACATTCTTAGTAATTGAAGCACATCGTTTACTCGATCCCACAGATGCTACAGAGATGAACAATGATATGTTTGTCAAAAAGTATGCTACTGCTCTTATGAAGAGACAGTGGGGTCAGAACTTGATCAAGTATAATAATGTTCAATTACCTGGCGGTGTTACCCTTAACGGTAGAGAGATCTACACAGACGCACTAGCAGAAATTGAGAAAATCGAAAGCGAAGTTCTCAGTAAGTATGCTGTTCCACCAATGGATATGATCGGATAAAATGCCTACCAGTCCCTACTTTCCAACTTACTACGCAGGTCACAGTGGCGAACAAGGTCTTGTTCAGGATCTTGTGGATGAACAAATTAAACTGTTTGGTACAGACATATACTATATCCCTAGAGTAGTTTTACAAGACAACACTCTAGATGAAGTTAGATACTCAAAATATCAGGAGCAGTTTCAAATTGAGATGTTGCTTCAGAACGTCATGGGTTTTGGTGACAATGCTGAGTTCATCTCTAAATTTGGTTTAAGAATTACAGACGAGATTATCTTTCGTGTGTCTACAAGACGATGGACAGAAGAGGTAGCAGAGCATAATCCCAACCTAACAGTAGATAGCAGACCTAATGAGGGAGATCTATTGTATTTCCCATTAACACAAGACATCTACGAAATCAAATTTGTTGGCAAGGAAGAACCATTCTTCCAGTTTGGTAAGATTCAATTCTATGCTATCACTGCTGAAATCTATGAGGTTGGTAGTGATAATTTTGACACTGGAGTGGCAGAAATTGATGATGTAGAGCAACTCTTCGATACTTCTATTAAACTCTTTATGGATCCTGGTGGTACAGGAGACTTCACTGTAGGTGAGGAGGTAGTTGGTGATGAATTTCTTGCAAAAGCTACAGCAACTATTACTGGTGACGCTGTAACTGCTATAACTATTAATGATGGTGGTTCACATTATAAAGTTGCTACACCACCATCAGTAACTATTACAGGAGACGGAAGTGGTGCTACTGCGACTGCTACAGTCAGTTCTACTGGTATTGTTAATGGTATTACTATCACAAGTGGTGGGAGCGGTTATAGTTCTGCGCCTACTGTTGTCATTGACTACTCCCCCAAAGACAATAGAGCAGAAGTCAAGTCCTGGGATAGCACAACCAGAGCTCTTGAAGTCTACAACAGAACAGGAACCTTTACTACTGCTGAAGTAATTACTGGTCTAACCTCTGGTGCCAAGTGGAGTCCTGAGACATTCGACACTCTAAATAATACAAATAGCAACTACGATCAAAACAGACAGATCGAAGATAGTGCGGATAATATTATTGATTGGACGGAAGGAAATCCGTTTGGTGAATATGGTAATCAGACAGGTAGCTTCTAATGTTAGGATCACATTTTTACAATTCAATTGTTCGTAAGAACATTATTGCGTTTGGCACGCTCTTCAATAACATTAATATGAAGAGTACAGATCCTACTACAGGAGATGTACTTGAGGAAATTAAAGTTCCTTTAGCATATGGACCTAAGCAAAAGTTTCTTGTTAGGTTAGAAGAAAACGCATCATCTAGTAAGGTAGCTATTACACTACCACGTCTCTACTTTGAGATGACAGGAATTGAATATGATTCTACCCGTAAGACATCACCTATTCAAAAATACAAAACTGTCATCGATGGTAATGGTGATGAGGTCAGAGTTCAATATGTTCCTGTTCCCTACAATTTAAGTTTTGAACTGGGAGTTATTGCTAAGTCTCAAGACGATGCATTACAAATTGTAGAGCAAATTTTACCATATTTTCAACCTTCATTTTCCGTGACTCTTAATATGATTCCAGATATGAATGAGAAAAAGGATGTTGCTATTGTACTTAACGGTATTAGTAGTGAAGATGAATGGGATGATAGTTTTCTGAACCGTAGATATATTACATATACCTTAAACTTTACAATGAAGTCTTACCTCTACGGTCCTTACAATACTGCTGATGTTATCAAGAAAGCAATTATTCATGAAACGCTTGGAGACCTTTCAGTCAACCGCAGAACTATTACTAGAACATATACACCTAAAGCAAAAACAGATATCAATACAGATGGTGTCATCGATGTAAATGATGATGCCCTAGTTGATGCTGGTGATGACTTTGGATTTAATGAAGGAATTCAATTCTTATGAGTAACCTAGAAGAGAACATGGAGGAGATCCTCAACATTAGTGCTGAACCTATTGAGGAATCCAAACCATCTAAACCAGTTCCACCTAAGGTGGATGAGGAAGATCGTGAGAAAGATTATCGATATACCAGGGGTGAGTTATACTCGCTCATAGACAAGGGTCAGGAGGCGGTTAACGGTGCCTTAGAGGTCGCTCAGGAGTCAGGGCACCCAAGAGCGTATGAAGTTGCTGTAGCGGCAATGAAGCACGTCGCAGACATGACTGAGAAACTCCAAGATCTACACAAGAAAATGAAGGATCTTGACGAAGAAAAGAAAGGTCCGTCTAAGGTAACTAACAATGCTATGTTTGTAGGATCTACAGCAGAACTACAGAAGATGCTCAAGGAGATGGGCGGGGGTAAACGCTAAATAGATTCGTAAACCCTCGTCGGTTATCATGAGAGATTATAAAGAACTAAAAGAACTCTGTGAAGCAAAGCGCGGTCTCTACGCAAATATCCACGCTAAACGAAAAAGAGGAGAAGCTCCTGCGCGTCCTGGTAGTAAGGACTACCCCGCGAAGGATGCTTTCAAAAAGGCGGCGAGGACTGCCAAAGAAAGTTTTGAACTCGAAGAAGCAGCCTGGACAAAAAAAGCAGGCAAAAATAAAGAAGGAGGTCTCAATGAAAAGGGACGGAAATCTTACGAAAGAGAAAATCCTGGATCTGACCTTAAAGCACCAAGCAAGAAGGTTGGAAATCCCCGTCGCGCATCGTTCTGCGCTAGAATGAAGGGCATGAAGAAAAAGTTGACCTCCAAAAAAACCGCTAACGACAAAGATAGTCGTATCAATAAGTCTCTACGTGCGTGGAATTGCTGACATAACATGTAAAAACATTGTTAAGTTAGCGTAAAATTACTTAGTGAATCTATAATTAGTTATGAGTTCTGATATAAAAATGCGTTTGAATGACAACGATCTCACACGTCTTATTACCGCTTGTAAACTCTACCAAGAGCGTACAGGATCTGAGTGGATGTGGGAACAATATGATGATTTGATTAATAAACTCAGAGCTTATAAAGAAAATTATTCCACGGACTGATGAAATTTCTATTTGCGTTCTTAGCAACGCTATTTCTTGCTGCCCCCGCATGGGCAGTCGATGTAACGATGGGTTCAAATGGCAATCTAGTATTTGAACCAAACGACATTACAATTTCAGCAGGAGATACTGTTCATTTTGTGAACGGTATGCTACCTCCACATAACATTATTGTTGAAGGTCGTGCTGACCTCAGCAGAGAATCATTGATGTTTAATCCTGGTGAATCACAAGACATTAAGTTTGCTGATGCTGGAGACTACGATTTCTTCTGTGGTCCTCACCAAGGTGCTGGAATGGTTGGTACAATTCATGTAGAGTAATGAAAAAATTCAACAGTTTAGTTTTAGATTTCACTGTTGCAATACTAGACTACCTCTATAGAGGTAGACATTTCCAACGTTTCTGGGTGCTTGAGGAGATTGCTCGGGCACCTTATTTTGCATTTTTAAGCGTATTGCATTTTCGTGAAAGCATGGGACTTCGTGGTCCTGAGCATTTATATCTAATGAAAACACACTTCGAGCAGTCAGTCAATGAGACAGAACATCTGGAGTACATGGAATCTAGGGGCGGCAATGCTTATTGGGTGGATCGCTTTGTCGCCAGACACCTCGTACTTATCTACTATTGGAGCAACGTGGTTTATTACTGGGTGGCTCCTCGCCTTGCTTACCATTTGTCCTATGAAGTAGAAATCCACGCGGCAGAAACATATGCCAAATATCTAACTTATGAAGATTGGAATGATAAAAAAATTTGGGAGATTATGAATGACGAGATCCAACACTTCCAAGAATTACAGGAAGCAATGGAGATGATCTAATGTACAAAAACTACCCACCCGAGATGGAACCGCCCCATCTAACAACAAAAGAAGAAGTTCAGGAGATGCTTGACGATATGGCACATCGAATGACAGAAATTAAACCACCACATTATACTACTGAAGAGCAAGTACAGGAGATGATTGACGATGCCATACGAAAACATAATCGCAATGCTGGAATTATCTCTATGTGTGTTGGGTGGGTTGTTCTCGCACTTTTTGCTGAGGGTCTGCTTCGACTTATTGGAGTAGTACCACCACTTTTTGATTGGCTAAATTTAAGTATACAATAAAAAACAATGAAAATAGGAATGATCGGACTAGGTAGGATGGGCGAGGGAATGTCTCGTCGTCTTATCGCAGCGGGACATGAGGTGCATGGATACCGCAACAACTATAAGAAAGCAGAAGAGCAATTTGAAGCGGGTTATATCAGTGGATGTACAACTTCTATTGAAAATCTTGTCCAAGTAATTCACCACAATAAAACAACAGGTGAAACTCCTGGTGTCTTTATGATGGTTGTACCAGCAGAAACAGTGGAGGATACCCTTAATGAGCTATTACAGTTTTGTGTGGAGGGAGATATTATTATTGATCATGGCAATAGCAACTTTAAAGATTCTCGCAAGAGAGCAGAAAGGTTGGCTAAACTTGGCATCGCATATCTTGACTGTGGTACTAGTGGTGGTGTTTACGGTTTGGAGCGTGGATACTGTCTTATGGTTGGTGGCGGAAGCAGCGCAGTCGATGTCTGCCGTCCTGCATTCGACGCCCTCTCCCCTGGTATTGCCGCTGCCCCACGCACAGGCAACGATGATTACATAATGTATCCAGAAGAATATGGGTGGATCTATGCTGGTCCTCCTGGAGCAGGTCACTTCGTAAAGATGGTTCACAACGGTATTGAATATGGGATCATGCAAGCATACGCAGAAGGATTTAATATCCTGCATGAAGCTAATGCTGGGGCAAAATATGTTGCTGAAGGGGATGCTGAGGTTGCCCCTATGGATTGTCCAGAAGATTATTGCTACGACATTGACGTTGCTAAAGTTGCTGAGTGTTGGCGTCGTGGGTCTGTTGTTGGGTCTTGGTTGCTCGATCTTACCGCTGATGTACTACGAGGCGATAGAGAGCTTAGCAAGTTCGATGGGGGAGTATCAGACAGTGGTGAGGGTCGTTGGACTGTTCACGCTGCTGTGGATCTTGGTGTACCCTCTCCTGTTATCTCTAGTGCGTTATGGTCAAGATTTGAATCGAGAAGACTTGGAAAATTTGCTAACAAAGTCCTAAATGGTATGAGAGCAATGTTTGGAGGACACGACGTAAGATGACTTTTGGACATGTCTTACTTTGGACAGCAATACCCTTTGTTCTATCCACGATATACTTCGGGATGCGAAAAGGTGAAAATGTATACTACGAATCAGATAATTATGACGGAAACGGAACAGCTCACTAGACGTATAGTAATCTTCGGTGCGACTGGAGATCTATGTAAAAAGAAACTTATCCCAGCACTATACAAACTTTGGAAGAAAGATCTTCTTCCAAGTGGACTCTTAATTGTTGGTGCTTCTCGCAGAGAACTTCCAAGAGAAGTTTGGTTGAGAGATCTTGGTGATTATCCAGAAGGATTTACTCACTGGTTAGATTTTGTTTCTGTAGATCTTGATTGTAAGGAGAGTTTAAACAAACTACACGATAAGAGTAAAGACACAACTTATTTTCTATCAGTCCCACCAGAGAGGTATGAAAATGCAATCACCAATCTCAAAGAAGCTGGGTTCTTGGATGACCCAGATCACTCCAGAGTGGTTATCGAGAAACCCTTTGGGTACGATTATAAATCTGCTGATCATTTACAGTCAGTGGTGGAGCGACATCTACGCGAAAAACAAGTCTATCGCATTGACCATTATCTCGGCAAAGATACTGTTAATAACATCCTTGCCACCCGCTTTAGCAATATTATATTGGAACCACTTTGGAACAGGAATTACATAGAAGAGGTTCAGATCTTTGCTACCGAAACTATCGGGTGTGAGGGTCGTGCTCAATACTATGACACTGCTGGTCAGGTCCGTGACATGCTACAGAATCACATCCTACAAGTCCTAGCACTTATTGCTATGGAAGCACCTTGTCGAATGTCAGCAACTGAAATCAGAAGAGAGAAGACAAAAGTTCTAGCAGCAACTAGAATGTCAAAGAACGTAATCTTGGGGCAATATGAATCTTACCGTACTGAAGAGGGTGTTGGTCCTGGGAGTGACACTCCTACCTATTTTGCTGGTTCTCTATTCGTCGATAACTGGCGTTGGGAGGGTGTACCTTTTAACGTAATGACTGGTAAGAAGACTCCTTATCAATGTGTGGAAGTTGTCATTAAATTAAAAGCACCTCCACTAAAATTATATGAAGACGAAATAAATGATCGTATTTGTATGCGTCTACAACCCAATCCTCATCTTGATATTAGAATGGATATCAAAAGTCCTGGATTAAATGATGACTTAGAACGTGCCACACTTTCCCATGACTACCCACAAGAACGAGCAATTGATGGATATGAGAAACTCCTTTATGATGCTATCACTAATGATCAGTCGCACTTTGTACATGCAGAAGAAGTCATGGAGTCGTGGAGGATTGTAGACGATCTCCTATGTACTGGTCCGTCTTGTACTGTACGTACAATGCCATATTTGTATCATGAAGGTACATGGGGACCATCACATAAAACACAATTTATCACAGATTGGGATTATCCAGCATGAGTCTAAACAGAAGGCATGGTCCACTAACTAGCGAGGAAGTGGAAGAACACAGGGAACTACGAAAAAAGTTATACGAACGTATTCGACAACTTCGTATGACTGAGTATATTGACGATGACGAAGAACCTGATGTATACATTGCGGAAGGAATATGATCCTAGAATTTGCTAGGTTTTGTGGAAGAACATTAAACAATCCATGGGCATGTGGTTTTATGGCATGGACTTTGGTGTTTGTTCCTATCTTAGGTATGTGGGCAGTTCATAAATATGGATGGGAACACTGGGAACCTTTTACGAGGAAACACAAATGAATCCAGTAATTTTAATCGGTTGTTTCACACCACTGGTTTTAATTTTTATTGTAATGAAACTTGCTGTTTGGGTATCTGCTGTAAATTCTGAAACCGATTATGTCAGACGAGAACCTCTACGAAAACGAGGACCCTACGTGGAAAATCCATATGAGGATGTTGACGCAGAGGAAGAGGAGTATGGAGATCGCACAGATTATAGATGATGCTCTCTATGAATATTATGTGGTAGAACGTGGTCAGGAAGTTCCTAATTGGAGATACATAAAAGACCAAGATTGGTGGATTGAATATTTAAAACAATTAGGAATTAACCCTAGAAACCCATGAATTTATTATTGCGTCCGTTAGAAAATAATAACGACCCTGTTTGGAGTGTGATCATTAGTATCATGCTGCTCCTAGCAGGGGTTTTTTATGTCGTCTACTATATACTTGGTATTGACGAGAGAGAATCCCATGGGAGCAATGACACCACCCAGTCGGAAGAGCTGCTACAACTTCAGAGTGACAGAGATCAACAGAGTCCTTGATGGAGATACGATTGATGTTACAATTGATCTTGGATTTGACCTCTACAAAAAAGAACGTGTTCGTATCGCTGGTGTTGACACTCCTGAGAAACGCACGAGAGACTTGGAAGAAAAGGCACTTGGACTAGATGCTACCAACTGGATGAAAGAGAAACTAGAGGGAGCGATTGCAGGTGATGACGAACTCTCTATTAGAACTGAGTTGGTTGGTGGTATGGGTAAGTACGGTCGCCTTCTTGGTTGGTTATATATTGGAGACGCAGAAGTATCATTGAACGAGCAGATGATTACCGAAGGGTATGCTTGGGGATATGATGGTGGCACTAAACAAAAAGACTTTGAAGAACTTCGTGAAATTAGAAGAAAACATGGTACTCTTGTTTAACAATCCATGATGGATATACCACACGAAGATGAATATGATTTTATCATGTACATCAAAATTGATGAAATACGTATGTTATATGATCACATATGTTATTCAATAAAAATGTGGCCTGGATCTCCCGCAAGACCAGTAGAAGAACAAGAGTATCTCATACAGCTTAAAAATAGGTTGTTTGCTATGATTGCTGATTACTCTTTTTCCCAACTTGACATAGATAATTAATTCGTATACAATTGTTACATTATTTTTTCCTACATACGGTATAATGTGATTACCACGTATACAAATTCATGGCTAACGAATTTTCCGATTTTAGTTTGAGTCGAGTGGAGTGTGAGAAATGTGGAGCAACTTGGATTAACGGACAGCATGTTTGGAGAGGAACAGGTGGATCATCTGATTCTTCTGAATTAGATCTTGCTGGTCTTGTTTGTAATAAGTACGGAGACTCTCAGTGTATCAACCCCAAGAAAGGTCAAGATGGTGGACAAACTTGGGAATATCGTGCTGGATATATTGACGGCATGATCAAAGGTAAGAAAGATGCCATCAATGAAATGAATGATAGATTTGGAGATCTCTAAATACTAGTGGTGAACTAGAATTTTGTTGTGTCTTCTAACGATATATATTTGGGTAACCCGAACCTAAAGAAAGCGGGCACCCCAATACAGTTTTCAAAAAAACAAATTGACGAGTGGATCAAATGTAAAAATGATCCAATTTATTTTGCTATGAACTATATCAAAATCATCTCGCTAGATGAGGGTCTAGTTCCCTTTAGCATGTATGATTTTCAAAAAGAAATTCTAAACGACTTCCACAATAATAGGTTTAACATTGCAAAACTTCCTAGACAGACTGGCAAATCGACCACTGTTGTTGCTTACCTGCTTTATTACGCTATCTTCTACGACAGTGTTAACATTGGTATTCTGGCTAACAAGGCATCTACCGCAAGGGAGTTACTCGGTCGTCTTCAACTAGCATATGAGAACTTGCCAAAATGGATGCAACATGGTATCCTTGTATGGAACAAAGGTAATGTTGAGTTAGAAAATGGCAGTAAGATATTGGCAGCTTCTACATCTGCAAGTGCTGTCCGAGGCATGTCGTTCAATATTCTCTTCCTCGACGAATTCGCCTTCGTTCCAAACCATGTTGCGGAGCAATTCTTTGCCTCTGTTTATCCTACTATTACTTCTGGTAAATCAACGAAGGTAATTATCATCTCTACGCCTAACGGCATGAATCACTTCTACAAGATGTGGGAGGATGCTAGAAGAGGTAAGAATGATTATGTTACAAATGAGGTACATTGGTCTCAAGTACCTGGCAGAGATGCTAAATGGAAAGAGGAGACTATTAAGAACACGTCACCACGACAGTTCGCACAAGAATTTGAATGCGATTTCCTTGGTTCTGCTGACACTTTGATTAGTCCAGCAAAACTACAAACTATACCATTTCACGATCCTATTAAGAGCAATGCTGGACTTGACATCTATGAGAGAGTTGAAAAGGATCACGAATATATCATTACTGTTGATGTTGCCAGAGGAATTGGTGGCGACTATTCTGCTTTCCTCGTGTTTGATATCACCACTGTCCCGTATAAGATCGTTGCAAAGTACAGAAATAATGAGATTAAACCTGTACTGTTTCCCTCGGTAATCTTTCAGGTCTGTAAAGAATACAACAACCCATACGTACTAGTTGAGGTAAACGACATTGGCGATTCTATTGCTGCTACTCTTAATTACGATCTTGAATATCCTAACGTACTTATGTGTGC